ATTGTCGCGTGCGCCAGCACTTCAGCGAGGCCGAGCAGCGGACTTCCCGTCAGTAGCGCCACGGCTCCGCCATGGATGATCGCGTGCGCGCCAAGCGCCTGATACCAGGGAACGCCCGGAATTGGCGCTGCGCGATTCTTGGCGCGGGCGAGAAAGTCGCCTTGCAGCGGATAGTCGCACAGAGCGTACGCAGCGATTAGCGCGCCGAACAATGGCAGGAACGTCATTGCAGTTCTCCTGCGATAGCGATTGAAGCCCGGAGGGCCGACGACGCCGAAGGCGGCGCGGTGCGAAGCACGAAAGCGCGGGCCTCGTCAGAGGCATCGCCAAGAAAGGGGCGCGCCGACAAAGGGGCATAAGTCAGCGCGCAGACGTGTAGGGAGCACACGCCTTCGGGGAGAGGGTTGGGGGTCATGCGGACACCTGTGCGCGACAGATTTCATCGCGCGGACTGTCCTCGCCGCAGACCTTGCAGCGGAGCGTGTGAAGCTCGCCGTTGCCAGCCTTTATCTCGCGCGGGCAGTCAGGCTCCCCAGCACCCCAAAACTTGTGCTTGGGCGGGTTATCGAACTTCGCCTGCAACTCGCCGAGTTGCATATGCAGATCGATGATGCTCGCCCCTTGACGCTCCAACACGTCAGCGGCGATGCGCAGGAACTTCGCCAGTTCGGGTACGGTCGTTAAGTCCCGGGTAGCCATAACCCAGCGCTCCTCTGCTGCTGTATCTGTTCTCATCCTCGCGGCGGGCGCAGGGGGTTGGACGCCCGCCGTCTGGGGAGATCAGGCGGTGCGCCAAATGCGCGCGGCGGTTTGGGACATTTTGCGAGTGGTGAACTTCGCGGTCGGATTGTGCCGCTTGGCGTATCCACGGGCGCAGTTGCCGATGGTCGTCATGACCTGCTCGATCTTCTTGGCGTGCTTGCCGGTGTATTCGGACAGGTTCACTTCGAAGCTGTCGCCGACCCGCATGTGCGCAAAGGGATAGGTTGTTGGCCGCCCATTGGTGCCGAACTTGCGCGGCGGCAGCGGAATGTTGCTTTCGATGATGTATTTGCTCGTTGCACCGCCGAATGACGCCGGGGTGTATGAGCTGTAGCGTTCCAGAACGGTTGCCATGTGCTTCACCTCTAGGACGGCGGGATGCCGTGCCTATGGTTTGCCATCAGCAAAGTGGCCTGTCAACAAAAATGTTGCTTAGAGCAAAGTCACCTTTGCGCTTGGTCGGAATCGCTCTCTTCGGTCCCGGCGATCACCTTTATCAGCGCAAGCGCCTGATTGCGGGCATGGGGCGACATCACATCCCACAGGTCGATCAGCTCTCCAGGTATCGCGACAACCTTCTTGCCGCCCTCTATCGGCGGCGGCTCGTCGAGTATCTTTCCGGGCGTAGTTTTAAGCGCTTGCGCCATCTGCACGAGACGGTCGGGGCCGATGTTGCGCGCCCCCGTCTCATAGGCGCTGATGGTTCCCGGACTCGCGGGCGGATCGAGCATCGCTCCGAGCTGTTCGCCCGTCAGGCCCGCGTAGTGCCGCCATTCCCTTAGGAAGATCACGCGCGGCATTATGCCTTGCGGGATGCAAGAAGGCGTCAGACTGTCAGCAAAGATTTCCGCTTGCATTCGAGTTTGCCCTGTGCAAAGAAAAGCGCATGGCGAAACTCTCACCAACGGAATTGTCGAAGCGGATCGGGATTAGCGTCCCCTACGCTAGTCAGCTCCTGACGGGCACACGGGAGAAGCCGTCACTGGAGTTGGCGCTCCAGATATACGACGAAACCGGCCTTCAGCTCGGTTTGCTGAAGGGTCTGAAGGCCGAAGAAATTCAAGTGATGCGGAAGGCCGCCGCCTAATGCGCGCTGGCGTTCTCGTCGCTCTCGGGCGCGGGGAAGGCGATAACTTCCGCTCTGCCCTGACGATCATATTCGACGACCGCCGACTTGGCGAGCTTGATTGCCAGAACGAACGTCGAAAGCAGCATGACGCGCTCGATGTGAACGCGCCCGATGTCTTGGTGAACGTGAACGAGGCCGTCCCTAATCTCGAAATGCGGCGGCCCTTCAACGAAGAACACCGCGTCGAGACTTGGGAAGCCCATACGTCCTCCGCTCCAACAACAACCGAGCGGGGCATTTGTGCCTGTCGAAAAGTTAATGGTTCATGGACACGCCCAGCAATAACGGCGGTTAGCGCGCCCGCTCGGCTGACCAGTTCAGCACAAGCGGAGGATTGAAAATGGGGCGGGGGATCAAACTGCTGTTCGCCAGATGCCGCACCGAGGTGGCCGCATACACCGCCATCTTCAATCTCGGGTTCTCGTTTTTCGTCGGCGTGCATGAGCTCCTGCTCCATCGCGGCGAGCCTCATGCATGGGACGCGATACTGGTGCTCATCGTGCCGCCGATCATCTTTGCGCTGTGCGTGTGGCTTCCGGGCGAGGAAGCCTAGATGCGCCCCCTCCCACCCATCACCATCTATGGAGACTGGCCGCATTTGCCTGCTGAATTGCGGGGAAGCGAGCCGAGGACCGGAATTGCCCAGCGGGGGAGAGGGTCTGAAGCCAGCCCTCGGCTCTGCAACGTCGCACCTCATTGCGGAAGCGGTATGTAATGGCATCCGCTCCGAACGCCTTCCCCCTCGCGCAAGAAAGGTTTCCCCGCTCGCTTTGGGGCCGCCCAACGCGCAACGGCTATCGTGCTGCTATCAAACAAATAATCCTCGAACTGAAGGCGCGCAAAAATCTTTCGGATCAGGAGCTGGCGGACCTTCTTGGCTGCCACAAAGAGACGATTGAGAACGCGCAGGAAGAGGCGAACAGCCTTGATGTCGTCACCCTCCTGAACATCGCTTATGCGTTCGGGGAAGAGGCTATCCAGCCCGTGCGCGACATCTACCTGTGCGCGCCCACCGAACAGCCGACAATCGAAGATCGCCTTGCCCGCATCGAGGGCGAGGCGGCGGCCATTCGTCGGGAGATGGCGCAATGAGCTTCCGCGAGGAAACCATTGGCCGCGCCCGTCTGATACTTGGCGATTGCCGAGAGGTGCTTCCGACGCTCGGCAGGGTGGACGCGGTTGTGACTGATCCGCCGTATGGGATTGGCGTGGGCAAAATGAACCTCGGCGGTTGCGTGGCGTCGAGGATGGAAAAGACCGATTGGGATGACGCGGCCCCAGACCTGTCGCCCGTGCTGGCTCTTGGCGGCGAGAAAATCATCTGGGGCGGCAATTACTTCGGGCTTCCTCCATCCCGAGGGTGGCTGGTGTGGCATAAGGGGGAGAGCTTCGAGGGCCGTAGCTTCGCCGAATGCGAGTTGGCGTGGACAAGTCTCGACATGGTGGTGCGCCAGTTCAAACACTGGCAAATCAAAGAGGGTATTGAGCGCGAACACCCAACACAAAAACCAGTGCAGGTCATGCGCTGGTGCCTATCGTTCGTGCCAAAGGCTCAGGCCATCCTCGACCCCTTCATGGGCAGCGGAACCACTGGAGTTGCCGCTGTGCAGATGGGCCGAGACTTCATCGGCATAGAGCGCGAGCCCAAGTATTTCGACATCGCCTGCAAGCGCATCGAAAATGCTCAGCGGCAGGGCGACATGTTCGTGGATGCGGCATGACCCGCTTTCTCACCCAGCTCGAAGAAGCTGACTAGCGGCGATGGGCGGGGGACAAATCGAGCTACCGTGGCCGCCGGCCAAGCTGAGCCCGAACGGCTCACGCGGCTCCTATCACGCGCACGCTGCCGCTGCTCGCAAATATCGCGCGGAATGCGTGCTGTTCCTCAAGACGCAGCCGGTTCCAAAGCTCTTCGTCGATCCTCCGATAATGCTGGAGCTGACGTTCTGCCCGCCGACGCGGCGACTGTCCGACCTCGACAATCTTCTCGCCCGATCGAAGCAGGGAATCGACGCCCTGGCCGAAGCGATGGGCGTCAACGACCAGTGCTTCGAATACACGCTGCGCCGTGGCGATCCGGTGAAGCATGGGGCCGTGAAGGTGAGGCTCGCATGAAACCGCCTCACCCATCATGCACGAAGCTCCAGAACTTCGTCGCAACCCTGCTCGCGCACGGCAACGCGCCCGAAAGCCTCGACCTCTACCAGCTCGCCAAGTTCAACACCTGGACCACGGCAGACGAATTGCTGGTCGAGTTCCGGATTCAACAGAACGGCACACGCAAGCTGCCGGAAGAGGTGGCCGCGAGCTGCCCGGCAATCCCCGAAACGCAAGGAGAGGGTAAGTGACCCATCCGTTCAAGGTAGAGGATTCGGAGATCGCGTCCCTGTTCTACCTGAAGGACGACAAGAAGATTGCGGAATATCTCGGCATCGCGGTTGAGCGTGTGGCCGGTGTCCGCGCCAAGCGTGCGCCAAAGCACGATCCCGTTCCTGAGCCGGTTGCGGTCGTTCCCGCGCCGCCGCCAGCGCCAGCTCCAGTTGCGCTGCCCGAGCCGCTTGAGGAAGCGATGGCCGCACCACCGCTTACGCCAGAGAATGTTTACGCGCCCAAGCTCTGCCCGACGTGCGGAGCGCCGCTCGAACAACGTTTGATGATCTCGCATATTCAGGCGCTCGTCGCGGCCTACTATCAGGTGCCTGTCAGGTCGATGGTGTCGGCTCAGCGCAGCCGTGAGTTCGCGCATCCCCGGCAGATCGCAATGTATCTCGCGTCAGAGCTTACGCCGAAGTCGCTGCCTGACATCGGGCGGCGCTTCAGCCGTGACCACACCACCGTCATTTACGCAATCCGCGCAGTGCAGCAGCGGATGCTGGAAGATGCCGAGATCGAGGCGGACATTAAGGCGCTCCGCGAGAGACTGGCCGCATGAGGTGGGTCCGCACCACCGGCGTTCAACCGCGCACGAAGGCCGAGAAGGTATTCGTGAAGTGGCAGAACGGCCTCGTCAGCAAGCAAGCGTATCCCGTCAAGGGCCTGCGCTGGTCGGACCTTGGCGATGCATGGGACATCGTTGCCTATTTCGCGGTTGATGAGCGCGAGGAGCAAGCCGCATGAAATACGTTTACTTCGTGCAAACGCCGACCGTCGATGGGATGGTCGCGGTTAAAATCGGCATCGCCCGCAATCCTCACGCACGCATCCGTGAGTTGCAGTGCGGCAATCCATGCAAAATGCGCCTGGTTGCCTACGTCGCCGGAGACGATCGGCTCGAACGGCGGCTGCACGCAACATTCGATTCAATTGGCCTTCGCGGTGAATGGTTCGCTCGCATCGGCAAGCTCGATTCCTTGCTCCTGTATCTTGAAATGTATGTCGAGGAGAACGGCAACCACGAGATTTCGTTCGATCAATTCGAGACGGCAATCAGCGATAACGTCGCCAACGACTCTTGGATGCCGGTCTGTCCTGAATCCGAAGAGGAATACGAGGCCACGGCAGATCGCGCGCTGTGGCGGGAATACGAGTTCCAGTGAGTGTCCGCGTCATGACCTTGGTATGGGCGCTTGAGCTCCCCGACAGCGAGAAGATTGTCCTTCTGGCGCTCGCTGACTGCGCGAACGACGAAGGGCATTGCTGGCCCGGAATGAAGTCGCTCGTCGCCAAGTGCAGCAAGACTGACAGGACGATTCAAGGAGCGATTCAGTCCCTCTGCGACAAGGGCCACCTGACGCGGCGCGAGGTCGCCGGCAAGGGGTGCAATTATACCGTTCACCCCCGAACTGAGTTCGCCCCCGAAGACACTTCGCCCCCGAAGGGAACGACGCGGACCCCCGAAGCCGTTTCGGGCAAACCGTCAAGAACCCCCAAATCGGAAGCTAAAGCTTCCTCATCTGTCGGCAAACATTTGATTCCTACTGATTGGAAAGCCCCCCCTGTTTCGGAGCTTCCGCCGCGATCTCGGGCGTGCGCCGAGCAGTGGACAGACGCCAGCTACCAGACCGAGGCTGAGGGTTTCCTGCTCTACTGGCGATCCGAGCGGAAGATGAAGGCCGACTGGCGCGACACCTGGGCCAACCGGGTCATCGCCCGCCATTCCGCGGTTATGCGCGACCAGAAGTTCGGGAACGCGCCGCCGGCAAGCGGCAAGGTCGAGCTTTCGCCCCAGCAGCTCCGCGAGCGTGCCGAGTGGTTCGTTCGCCACGGGCAGCCGGATCGGGCCGACGAGTGCAGGCAGCGGGCAATTCAGCTTGAGCAAAGGACTACGGCATGACGCAGCCCGTCACCATCGGACAGGGTTTGGGCGTTCCGGCCTCGCCGTCAGGCTCTCGCCCTTCGGGTCGAGCCGCTGCGCGTCTCGCTGGCTTCGCCACTTCGATCCTTAACGCAGACCGCAAGTGCCGCGTTTGCAACGGAACCGGATTCGCATCCGGAATGCCAATGTGCGGTCGGCTTTGCGATGAGTGTCGCGGTTCCGGTGAGCGCCCGTATCATGGGTAAGCGGTCATCCTTCGAGCGCATTCCGCGCGACTTCTATCCAACGCCGTGGGAGGCCGTCATTTCGCTCGCCAAGATACTTCCTAGCGGGACAACGTTCGTTGAGCCCTGCGCGGGCGACGGGACTCTCATTCGTCATTTAGAAGCGTTCGGCCACCGCTGTCTCAGGGCGTTCGACATCGAGCCGCAACGCGCCGAAATCGAACTGGCAGACGCTCGCGACCTCATGTTTTATCGCGCTGAGTGTTTCATCACTAACCCGCCATGGTCGCGGCATCTGCTCCACCCGATCATTGAGAACCTGTCGCGGCAGCTCCCCACATGGCTGCTGTTCGACGCCGATTGGATGCACACCCGCCAGAGCGCGCCGTTCATCCCGCACCTGCGGAAGATCGTCAGCGTCGGGCGCGTGAAGTGGATTCCGGACTCGCCATTCACGGGCAAGGACAACTGCTGCTGGTATCTGTTCGACCAGACTAGCGAAGCGCCAGCACAATTTATTGGGAGAGCGGCATGACGCACGACAGCATTGACGGAGAACTGCTGGCCCAACTTCTGTGGGATTTCTTTGGCCCGATCGAGCCACGTTATTTTCTTCACGACGGGCCGAACCACGGCATTCCAAGCGCGAGCAAGTCAGAGGTGGCGACTTACCGTCAATGCGCGAAAGACATTGTTGCATCTCTAGCATTCGCCGCCGCGCAAGCGGGCGAAGCCGGGACGGCGGAGACAACGCAGATTGGCTCCGTTCACGAGCACGCGGTCGGCAACGCCGATGCGCCCAAAAACCGTCGCCCTTTCAATCATCCTCAAGACTGCGGGGGAGAGTCTAAGTGACCTACTCAGACGACGGTTGGAGACACTGCAACGGTTCAACCAACGATTAGGTTCCAAGCGGGGGAAGTAAAATGTTCATGGGTCCGAGCATTAGCGGGAAGTTCCTCAAGGAGGTGCTTGGGTATCGAGAGCTGCAAGTCCTCGACTATCTGTGTGCCGAGCTGGAAACGTCGGACGCAACGCCGACGCTAGGCATGATTAGCGCGGCCCTCGACATTGCCCAATACGACGCCTCGAAGATCATCCGGGTGCTTGAGCGCAAGGGCCTAGTCGAGCGCGTCGGGAAGGGCCGTGGAAGGCTTATCGTCCTGCCGCACAAAAGGTTGGCGCAAGGCGCTAACAATCCCGGTTCCGGCAATGTGGTAGATCGGTGACGCTCATGGGCGGGGTGAGGATCACGAGGCACGCGCTACGGCGGTGGAGAGAGCGTGTTCACCCCTGCACATACCGGGAGGCTACTGCTGAGATCATGGCCCATGCGACCGCGATTGAATTGGCAGCAGCATTCGGAGCGGACACGGTCAAGCTCGGAACGAACCATCGATTGAAACTGGCCGGAGCGACCGTCCTAACCGTTCTCCCGCAAGGTGCCAAATGAGCAAGCCCCGCCTTGCGGTCGACAATGTTCACGCTCTCCCATCGACATTCATCCCGCACATCTCGGCAGCGCTTCGAGCCTATGCCGAACTGATCGAGGACGGAGAGGTGTCGGCAAACAGGGTGATCCTGGTCACTCAGGACGATGACGGCATGATCGACTTCGCAGCGATCGGTGAGCCTTGCGACAGCGCGCAGGCGGTCGGTTATCTGGAGATGGCAAAGGCCAAGATGATCGAAGGCTCCTGGCGCGAATGAGCGGGAGGCCGCGTTTCACGGCAGAAGAGCAGCGCGAGAAGGCGAGGCTGTATTCTGCCGCCTATCATCAGGACAATCGCGAACTCATCATCGCGAAGATGCGAGAGCGCAACCGTCGCTATTATGCGGAGAACCGCGAACGTCTGATTAAGCGCGCAGCAGAATACCAGCGCGCAAACCCCGAAAAGCGCAATGGATACAAGTCTGCCTGGAACCGGCAGAAGAAGCTGACCGATCCGCAGTTCGCGGCGATAACGATGATGCGAAAGCTCGTTGCGCGGACATGTGAGCGGATCAAGGTGGGCCGCCGAGAGATCGGACGCACCGCTGAGGCTCTTGGATACAACACCGAAGAGTTCCGCAGACACATTGAAGCGCAATTCCGTGATGGAATGTCATGGGCCAATCACGGGGAATGGCACATTGACCATGTTCGTCCGCTTTCGAGCTTCGACCTGACCAATCCCGAGCAGCGCAAGGCCGCTAATGCACTGTCGAACCTTCAGCCGCTCTGGGCCGCCGAGAATATGGCGAAAGGTGCTCGGCAGGATTTCAAAAATGGAAATGGTTAGAAATGGCGGGACGGCCAAAGGGGCTGCCTCGCACGGGCGGACGCAAACCAGGCACACCGAACAAGGTGACGGCGGACGTGCGCGCGTTGGCGCAGCAATATGGCGCGGACGCAATCTCCATTCTGCACTGCATAGCGAAGTCGATCGACACACCTGCCGCCGCCCGCGTCTCGGCCTGCAAGGAACTGCTCGACCGTGGTTATGGCAAAGCGCCGCAGCCTATGACCGTCGATCCGGGCAACTTCGCGGAGGTTTTTGGGAAGCTGATGAACAGCTTGCCAGCATGATGCGCACTGGCGTCCTTGAAGTCGACCGTCAGCTCGACCGCTGGTATCCGCTCAAGGACCATCCGGTGCAGCTCGACCTAATCGCGGCAGTTCCCGGCGGCATTCGCTTCCCGCTTGTTCCTGCCGGTCGCAGGTCAGGAAAGACCGAGCGGTTCAAGCGCTTCCTCGTGAAGCAAGCGGCGAAGGTTCCAGGTCAGTATTTCGCCGCCGCCCCGACGCACGATCAGGCGAAGAAAATATTCTGGAATGACCTGAAGGCGCTCTCGCTTTCGGCAACGCATCCCAAGCCGCCGTCGGAGTCCGACCGCATCATCTTCTTCCCGAACGGATCGGAGATACACGTTATCGGGCTAGACAAGCCGCAGCGTGTTGAGGGCGTTCCCTGGAAGGGCGGGGGGATTGACGAGTTTGGAGACGTGAAAGAGGGGGCGTGGGAAGAAAACATTCTCCCCGCTCTCAACACCGTCAATCCGACCGACGAAGCGTATCGCGCATGGTGCTGGCTTTTCGGCGTGCCTGAGGGCCTGAACCATTATTACGAGCTGTGCGAGCGTGCGAACCTCGGCGACGATCACAACTTCAAGGTGTTTCACTGGAAGAGCGCGGAGATACTGCCGCCCGATGTGATCGAAGATGCGCGCAAGGCCATGTCCGAGCGGCAGTTTCGGCAGGAGTTCGAGGCCAGCTTCGAGACGGTCAGCGGGCGCATCTACGACGATTATTCTGCGGCCAATCACACGGACGCCGAGATAGCACAGCACGAACAGCTCTGCTGGTATCACGACTTCAATTACACGCCGCTGTCGTCGGGCATCGGCGTGCGTCGTGGCGATAGCGTCTATCTGCTCGAAGAGATCATTCTGACCTCAGCCGTTGCGCGGGAGTCGGCGCTTGAGTTCGTCGACCGCTACAAGAGCCACGCGAACCGCCATGTGCTGATCTACGGCGATCCGTCAGGGCGGGCTGGCGAGAAGCACGGCCACGCCTCCGACTACACGGAAATTGAGAGCGTGCTGCGTTCGAACGGATGGTCGCTGAGTCGCCGCGTGAAGCCGTCAACTATGTCGATCAAGGACGGCCAGAACGCAGTTCGCGCGAAGATCAAGAACGCGGCGGGCGAGGTGAGCCTGTTCGTGAACCCAAAGACAGCGCCTTACACGCACCGCTCGCTCGCAACGGGGCAGCTCAAGAAGGGGTCGACGTTCCTGGAGGAGGACAGCGACTACCAGCACATCGGCACCGCCGTTCGCTACTTCGTCGATTTCGAGTTTCCAATCGCGGGCAAGATGCGCCGCGTCGCTATCGGGGGCATCTGACATGGCAGTTGACACCACGCACGCCGACTATGACCGCTTTGCCCGCAAGTGGAAGCGCGCCCGCGACTGCGTTGCCGGAACCGATGCGATCCATGCTGCTGGCGAAGAGTATTTGCCGAAGCTCAAGGACGAGGACTCGAACGGCGGGGTCAACGGCTATCTCGCAAGCAGCAACGACGACGGCAATTACCGCTCGCGCCTGAAGCGCAGCGACTTCTTCAACGGCACTTGGCGCACGATCGCCGGACTTGGCGGCATGGCCTTCCGCAAGGCCCCGACCGTTGAAGTTCCTCCCGGAATTGAGGGCTATCTCGAAGATGTGACCATGAGCGGAACGTCGATGGACGCGTTCGCGATGGAAACGCTCGATGAAGTGCTGATTACGGGCCGGTTCGGCGTGCTGGTCGATCACCCGACCATGCCGGAGAACGTCGTCCCCCTGACCGTCGACGTGGCGCAGAAGCAGGGCCTCCGCCCGATGCTCAAGGGTTATCCCGCCGAAAGCATCATCAACTGGCGCTTTGGCCGGGTGAACAATAGCTGGGTGCTAGTCATGGTTGTGCTCAAGGAGTGCGCGAGCGTTCCGGGCGATGACGAGTTCAGCGACGACGTTGAGGAGCGCTGGCGGGTGCTCGACCTCGATCCTGCGGGAGCCTATCGCCAGCGGCTCTTCCGTAAGAACAAGAACGGCAAGGACGAGCAGATCGGCGGCGACGTGTATCCGCTGATGAACGGCAACAAGCTCGACTATATCCCGTTCGCCATCATCGGCCCTGACGGCAAGGGGGACGAGATCGACGAGCCGCCGCTGATCGACCTCGTGGATGCGAATATCGCGCTCTACCAGATCAACTCTGACTATCGGCACGGTCTGCACTTCACGGGCCTGCCGACGCCAGTTGTCTCCGGTTACACGCCCGAGAAGGACGGCGAGAAGTTCTACATCGGCTCAACCTCGGCGTGGGTTTTCCCCGATCCGAACGCCAAGGCGACGTTCCTTGAGTTCCAGGGGCAGGGCCTCGGGGAGCTTGCCAAGGCGATCGAGGCGAAGAAGCAGGAAATGGCGATGCTCGGCGCGCGGATGATCGCCGACGAAACGAGCAAGGCCCGCGAGACGCTTGGCGCGACGCAGATCAAACGGCAGGGCGAGAACGGGATGCTGTCCCGCATCGCTCAGGCCGTGTCCGAAGGTCTCGAATGGGCGCTCAGCGTGTTTGCGCAATGGGCGAACCATGCCGGTCAGGTGACGTTCCAGCTCAACCGCGACTTCCAGCCCACGCTCATCGATGCGCCGACGCTTACCGCGCTCACCGCTTCGCTACAGGCGGGCGCAATCAGTCAGCAGGAGTTCTTCGACCTCTTGCAGCGCGGCGACATGGTTGAAGCGGACATGGACTTCGAGACTCACCAGGAACAGGTGGCGAGCAATCCGTCCGTCGCCAAGCCGGTCAAGCCCGGAACGACGAACGAGAATCAGGGGGTGGCGGCATGACCGAAGATGACATTAGGCGCATCGTGCGAGAGGAAATCGCACGCGCGGCCCCGCTTATCATCAAGGCTGGGCGACGGGTGTTTGATCCGCGCGCTCGTCGCGGGAACGCGGCGGCTTGACGGTCCACACCAAAGAGAAAGTCGTCGTCGCTGGCGTCGCTGCCGGTGTAACGCTGAGCGAGCTCGGCCTGAGAGACGCCGTGCTCCGCCACACGCTGCAACTGCTGCGCCTGTCTGCTGGTCAGGAAGCCGACGCCGAGCGGATCATCGCAGAGCTTGAGACCGAACTACGGGCGCTGCTCAAGACCGACCTCTCCGACGCGGGCAAGGCCGAAATTCGCCAGCTTATCAGCGATGCGGGCAAGCTGATCGACCCCGCTTATGCCGAGGCCGCTGGAGTAACCGACGCTCACGCGCTGGCCCTTGTCGTCTCGCAACAGACGGTTGGGGCACTGGACGCGGCCATTCCCGGCACCATCAACACGCCGACTGCCGAGCGGATCGCCTCACTGACCAATGACGTGCTGATTGACGGCGCTCCATCGTCGGCGTGGTGGAGCAAGCAAGCCGAGGACACGGCATTCAAGTTCGCCGCTCAAGTTCGGCAGGGCGTCGCCAACGGATGGACGAACGAGCAGATCGTCGCCCGCGTCTCCGCGTTCATGGACACGGCCAAGCGCAATGCGCGGTCGCTCGTTCAGTCGTCGGTAATGACGGCGGCCAACCAGGCGCGGCTAGCCACCTTCCGCAAGAACGCGAACCTGATTGCCGGAGTGCGCTGGTTGAGCACGCTGGACTCGCACACCTGCGTCGTCTGCGCCGCGCTCGACGGTCAGGCATGGGACTTGGACGGCAACAAGATCGGATCAACCGAGGCCGAGTTCGAGACGCCGCCAGCGCATTTCGCGTGCCGCTGCGTGCTGTCGCCGATCCCGAAAGCAATCGAGGGTCTGACCCTGCCCGAGGGAACGCGGGCAAGCGCAAACGGCCCCGTGCCGTCGTCAACCACATTCGCGGACTTCCTGAAGCGCCAGTCGCCGGAGTTCGTCGACAAGGTGCTCGGCAAGCGGCGCGCGGAGATGTTCCTCGCTGGGAAACTTACTTTGCGAGACCTGATTAGCGGCACTGGCCGCGAGCTTACGTTAGATGAGCTACCGCACGCCTGAAGGAGAGGATCATGGCGAAAGTAATATTTAGCATGATGGTGACGGAGCTGCGGCGGCGAGCCGACATTGGTTTTCCAGCGGAAGCCGGATTGCCACCTCCGGAGATCACGATCGAGAGCGTTGGGCGCACAATAGGCGAACAGTTTGAAATCGCCTCGATCAATCTAGCGGGAGCCGATTGGCAGCCCGGAACCAATGTGACCGTTACTATCGAAACAGACGATTAGGGAGGGTATCATGGCAGACGACAAGACCTACACGAAAGAGCAGCTCGATGCAGAGATCGCCAAGGCGGTCGAGAAGGCGACGGGCGATGTCGACGGCCTCAAGGCTAAGGTCGAAGAGCTGATCGGCGACAACAAGAAGCTGAAGTCAGACCTGCGCAAGACGCAGGAGATCAAGCCCGAGGACGTGGCCGCGCTCGAAAGCGAACTGGAAGCGACGCGGGCGAAGGTGTCTGAGCTGACGAAGGCCGCGACTGAAGCCGCGAAGGCCAAGGAAAAGGCGGAGAAGGCGCTCGAAAGCGAGACCGGCTTCACGCAGCGGCTCCTGATCCAGGACGGCATCAAGTCGGCGCTTCTGGCGAACGGCGTGAAGGACGAGGACTTTATCGACAGCCTCTCGGCGAAGTTCTCTGCCGGCGCATCGATCGTCGTCGACGGCGACGCCCGCAAGGCGATGTATGGCGACAAGCCGCTCGGCGACTTCATCAAGGAGTGGGCCGGTTCGGACGTTGGCAAGAAGTTCGTCGCGGCTCCCGCGAACAGCGGCGGCGGCGCGGAAGGCGGCTCTCGCGGTGGCGGCAACGGCAAGACCGTCACTCGGCAGGCCTTCGAAGCCATGCCTCACTCGGATCGCGCCGCGTTCGCCAAGGAGGGCGGCAAGGTCGTCGACGCGTGACAGGGGCGGTAAGGGTGCGCTATAGGGTCAATCCCATGCGCACCCTTATTGTCGCGTCGCTCTTGCTCGCCGGCTGCACCACCACGCCGATGGGCCTCACGGATAAGCCCGTCACACTGGCGATAGACAGCGCCAAGCCGCCACAGGCGCTCGCGAACTGCATCGCCGAAGAGATGGCCAATGCCAGCGTCCAGGATGAAGGCAACGGACACTATCTCGTCGTCCGCAGCAACGACTTCGGCGCGATTGGGCGATGGGACGTTTACCCAGCGCCAAGCGGCTCCCGCGCAGAGTGGCGTAGGGCGGGAAGCCTGACTACGGGCGGGCAAGCAGGGCAACGCTGCGCCTAACATTGGCTTAAGGCGCTAACCACGCCGCCAGCAAAATAGACTAATTCACCGCCACGGATGCGCTAGGCGCGTCCGCCTTCCGGCTAGGCCGGGCACCGCTTTCGAGCAGCTAGGCCGCTCGCGGTTTCCGAAAACCTGAAACCCGGAGTGCGCCCAAATGGCGAATACCCTTACGAACCTCGCGGCGGACATTTACAAGGCCGTCGATATGGTCGGACGCGAGCTGTCCGGCCTTTCCGCTTCCGTGACCATCAACGGCGGTTCCGAGCGGGCAGCCAAGGGCGACACCGTTCGCTCGGCCTTCACTCGTCCGCAGACGGTCAACACGTCGTTCGCTCCGGCGATGACGATCCCGGAAGGCACCGATCAGACGGTCGACAACAAGACCATGACGCTAAACAAGTATGCGTCGGTGCAGATTCCGTGGACCGGAGAGGACCAGAAGCACCTCAACAACGGCATCGGCTTCGAGACCGTTTACGGCGACCAGATCAAGCAGGCGTTCCGCTCCTGCGTCAACAAGATCGAGCTGGACCTCTGGAACGAAGTCCGCGCGGGCGCATCGCGCGCCTACGGCACCGCCGGCACCACGCCGTTCGCGTCGAACTTCAACGAGCTTCCGCAGCTCCAGAAGATTCTCGTCGACAACGGCATGCCCTTCGACGGGCTGGTTAGCTGCGTCACCGACACCACGGCGGCGGCCAACCTTCAGTCGCTCGCACAGCTCCAGAAGATCAACGAGTCGGGTGACACGCTGATCCGCCAGGGCATGATCGGCGACCTGATGGGCTTCGTCCTGAAGCGCTCGGCGCAGATTGGCGTCGTGACCAAGGGCACCGGCACGGGCTACCTCGTGAACTCGGCCTCGCTCGCGGTCGGCTCGACTGTCATCCCGGTCGACACCGGCACGGGCACGATCCTCGCGGGCGACATTGTGACATTCGCTGGCGACACCAACAAGTATGTTGTCGTGACTGCGCTGGCGAGCAACCAGATCGTGATTGGCGGCCCCGGCCTCCGCACGGCGGTTGCCGACAACTCGGCTGTGACCGTTGGCAACAACTTCACCGCCAACGTCGCCATCCATCGCAACGCCGCCGAGCTTGCGATGCGCCCGCCGGCCGAGCCGCAGGGCGGCGACGCTGCCGACGACAAGATGGTCGTCCAGGACGAGCGCTCGGGCCTCGTGTTCGAGATCGCGTCCTACAAGGGCTACATGAAGCGCATGATCGAAGTTCGCACGCTTTACGACGTGAAGGCGTGGAAGAACGACGCGATCGCTCTCCTGCTTGGCTGATGAACGTGTGCCGGTGGCGAAGGGGCTGCCGGCACATTCCTTCAACCAGGGAGGGTAGGCCGCGATGAGCCTTATCGTAGAGGACGGGACGGGGATTGCGAACGCGGAGAGCTATTGCTCCGTCGCAACTGCCGACGCCCGCCACTCCAATCTCGGCAATACTGCTTGGGCGGCGCTCACCACCTCCGCAAAGGAGCAGGCGCTTCGCAAGGCGACCATCTACATGACGGAAGCCTATCGCGAGCGCTGGATCGGTCGTCGCAACAACCTGACGCAGGCCCTTGAGTGGCCGCGCTACGGCGTGTCGGTCGAGGGCTGGCCGGTCAACGTCACCACGATTCCCACGGATATTGTCAACGCCTGCGCGGACCTCGCGCTCAAGGCGTCAACCACCGACCTCGCGCCAGACCTGACGCAGGGCGTGATCCGCAAGAAGATCGGCCCCATCGAGACCGAGTATAATCGCGGCTCGCCCCAATATCCGCGTTACCGCGCAATCGACATGATGCTGTCGCCGTATCTCGTGACGAGCGGCCCGACGGCAAAGCTGGTGCGCTCGTGAGCGATCAGAGCGACGCAAAGGCGATGATCGCCGAATCCGGTCAGGCGATGACGCTGACGTATCCCGCAAACGGGAGCTACGACACCGCGACGGCCACAGTCTCGGCGGGAACGCCTCCCGCTCCGGCGAGCACCAGTGGCGTGATCCTGCCGCTGTCCACGGGCCTCAAGAACATGCCCGGTTCGACCATCGGCCTCGACGACCAGCGGCTTATCCTTCCAGGCGACATCACGCAGCCGGCGATCGGCACGACCGTGACCGTTGGCACGAAGAGCTATGTCATCACGCAGGTGGCCCCGCTGGCACCCAGCGGAACGCCGCTGATTCACGACTGCATCATCAGGGGCGCGCCGTGAGCACGTTCTCGATGCAACTCAAAGCCTTCGAGGACAAGACGAAGGCGAAGGCCGACGAGATCGTTGGTCGCGTAACTGTCACGATTGCGCAGCGGCTCGACGAGCGCTCGCCCGTTGGCGATGCGACCTACTGGAAGCACAAGCCGCCGCCCGGTTATGTCGGCGGTCGCTTTCGCGGCAACTGGCAGCTCGGCGTCGACGCAATCCCGGAAGGCGAGACCGGACGCATCGATCCATCGGGCGCTGAGACGATCAGCGCGATTGTCGGCTCGGTCCCGCAACAGGCCGCCGGCCACATCTACTATCTCGCGAACAACGTCCCTTACGCGCAGCCGATTGAGGACGGCCATTCGCGGCAGGCCCCCAACGGCCTCGTCGCGCTGACCGCGCTGGAGTTCCAGAGCATCACTGCGGGAGCTGCGGCATGAGCCTTGCCGCGATCCGTTCAGCGCTCGAAACGCAACTGGTTGCGACGCTTCCCGGCGTCGACATTGCGTTTGAGAACGCGCCCTACACGCCCGTCGCGGGCACGCCCTACGCGGCTGCTTATGTCATGCTCGCGCAGCCGGACAATGCCGAGATCGGACCCGCGTTCACGGACCTGGGCATCTTCCAGGTGTCGCTGTTCTACCCACAGAACGGCGGACCCGCTGCCGCGCAGGCTGCGGCTGAACTCATCCGTTCCGGCTTTCCGTTCCGCTCCACGCTCGTGAGCGGCGGCTTTGTCGTGAACATCATCGCAACCCCGGAGGTCGCCCCAGCACGGGCAGATGGCGACCGTTTTCTAGTGCCCGTGAAGGTGCGCTTCCAGGCGCGAGGAGGTTAATCATGTCGGCAGCCGCACAAGGACTATACAAAAAGATCGCCTACAAGAAGCAGACGGGCCTCGGCACCGCTGCCTCTGGTTCCGGCGGCCAGCTCATTCGCCGCGACAAGGCGACGTTTGCGAAGGTGAAGGACACCTTCTCGTCCGACGAGATCAACAGCTACCAGCAGTATAGCGGCGACAACTTCGGCTCGTCCAAGACGACCGGCTCGCTCGACGGCGAGCTTTCGCCCAAAACCTACGCCGACTTCCTCGGTTCGCTCAATCGCTCGGCGTTCACGAGCGGCGTGTCGACTACCGGCGCGTCACTGACGATTGCCGGCGCGGGGCCGTTCACCATCACGCGCGCGGCGGGGTCCTACCTCACTGACGGCTTCAAGGTCGGCGACGTGGTGCAGATCACCGCCGGCACTTACACGGGCATCGCGCGGAACCTCAACCTGCTCGTCACCGGCCTCACGGCAACCGTCATGACCGTGATCGTTCCCAACGGCAAGGTGCTGTCAGCGCAGGGTCCGATCGCGTCCTCGACCATCGCGGTTGTGGGCAAGAAGTCGGTCACTGCGAGCACGGGCCAGCTCAACGATTACTACACGATCGAAGAGTGGCTGTCGGACATCTCGAAGAGCCGCCTTTACACCGACATGCAGATCGCATCCGCCGACATCACCATTCCGGCGAACGGCGACTGCAAGATCGCGTTCACCTTCATGGGTCTCGGGCGCACGCTCGGCAACGCGCAGGTGCTCACCACGCCGACAACCGAAACGTCGACGTTCATCCTCTCGGGCGTGAACGCCGTCATCATGCTGAACGGCGCGCAGCAAACCACCGCGACTTCGCTCAGCCTGAAGGTCGACGGCCAGCTCGCACCGGGTGAGCCGGTGATCGGTTCCAAGACGATCAGCGACAACGTGAAGGGCGACATCAAGGTGTCCGGCTCCTTCTCGATGGTGAAGCAAGACGAGAGCGCCGCAACGATCTTCGAGAACGAGACGGCGGTTCAGATCATGGCTGCCGTGTTCAACGACACCACCGACAACGCGGCGTTTGTGTCGTTCTCGATTCCGGCGGTGAGCGTGCTTACCGACGAGAACGACGACGGCAAGAAGCAGATCGTCTCCAGCCACAATTTCACCGCCGAATACAACGGCCTGAGTGGCGGCACTGGCCTCGCGACCGACGCCGGGATCATCTCGATCCAGGACAGCGCGGCATAACCGAGAGGCGCGAAGGAATGGGCGCAAGCCCGCAATCAAGTCGTCGGGGGGTGCCCTCTCCACCCCTCGGCGGCGACCGAGAGGAAACGACAATGCCAGCCAAGAAAGACAGCTTCAGCCTCAACGCTCTCGACACTGTTGCCGCGTGCAACAGGCCGTTCGAGGTGCAGATCAAGGACGTGCTGGGGAATCCCACGCCGTTCTTCGTCAAGGTGCTCGGTGCGCACAGCGACGCCTACCGCAGCCGCGTCCGCGCGATGGCCGATGAGCAACTTCGCCAGCAGGCGAGCGGCAGGTCCGCGCCCGCTTCGACGCTCGACAAGCTGGAGCACAAGAACATCGACGCGCTGGTCGCCGCGACGGTCGATTGGCGCGTCGGCGACAGCAAGGCGGTCGAGCTGGACGGCGCAGAGCTGGAGTGCAGCCCCGACAACGCCCGCAAGGTTTACGAGCGCCTTCTGCCGGTGCGCGAGCAGGTCTCGGAGGCAATCAACGACCTCGGAAATTTTATGACGGCCTAGCGGCCCGGTTCGAAGAGTTCGCGGCCTACCAATTCCAGATGGCCGCTCCTGATGAGGATGGAGTCCCGTTGATCGAGCATCTTCGCAGCGCTGAACGGCAAACGGGGCGGACGCCAGAGGCGTTGCTCGCCGCGCCCCCGTGCCCTGTCGGTTGCGAAGAGCTGTGGCACATCTTCGGCCAGCTTCACGGCTGCCGTGGATCGACTGGGTTCGGACCCGCCCGCATCAGCTATCTCGACCTCGATGCCTACCAGCGCGTGACCGGCACGAAACTCGTGCCGTGGGAGGTTGAGGCGATCCGCCGCGCCGACCGCGCTTACCTCAGCGATTGGGCGGAAAGGCAGCCGAAGAATGCCTGACATCGCAAGCCTGGTCCTCGCGGTCGACGCAACGCAGGTCAAGTCCGGCACTGCCGCGCTCGACGGCCTGACGGCAGCGGGAACGCGCGCCCAATTCGCCGCTGGCGGCTTGGCGGGCGGCATGAAGGGCGCTGGCGCAGAAGCAACCGCAATGGCTGCGGCGGCGCAGGCATCGGCCCGTGCTGCCGCGAACCTCACGACCAACTTCACCGCGTCGGCCAATGCCGCGAAGCTCAACACGGTGGCGATGCGCGAGACGCTTGTCGTCGCCCGTGAATTGAGCCGTGGCAACTTCACCCGCATTCCCGGATCGCTGTCGCTGTTGGCGCAGGGCATCTCGTCGCAGGGCGGCGGCCTTACCGGGTTCATCTCGGCGCTGAGCAAGTCGCTCGGCCTCATCAAGACCGTGCAGGACGCGGAACTCGCGGAACAGGCGGCCAATGCTGCGGCTTCCGCGTCGGCAATCCAGAACGCTGCGCTCCGGGCACAGGCGAATATCCAGGCAGCGGATACCGAACTCGCGTTGGCACAAGCCCAGGCCCGCGTCACGGCGGGAACGTCGGCTGAGGCCGCTGCGCAGGTCCGTCTTGCGGAAGCGCATCAGGCGGTTGCCGCTGCTGCTGCCGAGGCTGCAATCGCCGAGGACGCGCTAAACGTCGCCGCGACTGCTGCGAATGACGCCGCTGCCGCTGCTGAGGCCACGACGGTCACGACGATCGGCTCGGTTGGGCTGCTCGCCGCCGGCCTCGGCTTGGCTGCCGTCGCCTATCTCAGCGTGAAGGACGCTGCCGAGCAAACCGATCCTGCGGCAAAGGAGTTCATCGCCACCCTCGGGCTGACCGATAAGGAGATCAAGAAGCTCAAGGACACGACCGTAACGTGGGGCGACGTTGCTCGCGGCACATTTGCTGCGGTCGCTCACGCGGCGGGAACGTCAGGCTCGCAAGTCTCGGGCTTCTTCCACGAGGCGTTCCTGGAAACCGCGCAGGTTGGCGTGTCCGCTGCGCAGGTGATCCTCGCCGCGTTCGCCGCGATGGTGAAGGGCGTTCACTCGCTGCTCGGAAACCTTCCGGCAATCGCGCTTGGCGTTATCAACCCTTCGCTCGCCGGCCTCGCGGGGCAGGGGGTCGCGAACGCTGGCGGTGACGCACTGGCGCAATTCAAAAAGACCTTCGGCGATGTTGGCAACTTCATCCATGTGTCGCTTCCATCGGCGATCAACTCGGCCCGCGATGCACGGCTCCAGAAGCAGGCTGACGCGCTCATTTCCGATCGCTCTCCGGGCAAGGCTGGGCGTAGCGGGGCGGCCCGTGCTGCACAGGACGCATCCGATGCCACGAAGGATTGGCTCGCCAACCTCGATGAGCTGCTGAACAAGCAGCAGGACGTGTCCGACCTGCTCAAGGGGCAGAAGCCGCTCGTCGAGAGCACGTCCGACGCCGAGGCCGTGTTCAAGACGCAGATCGATGGCGTTGAGGCCGCGGTCCAAAAGCTCGCGGACACCTTCAAAGCGCGCCAGGACACGTTGATGCACTTCGCCGACGAGTTCGGCGGGGCAATCGCCGACGTGGTGAGCGGCACGAAGAGCCTTCAGCAAGCATTCTCCGATCTCGCGCGGTCGGTGATTGCCGAACTTGTCCAGATGACTGTGAAGATGCTGCTCTTCCGCGCAATCTCGTCGGCATTTCCGAGTGTGTTTGGCCCGACTAGCGGCGGGGGAATCTTCGGCTCGGCGAAGGGCAACGTGTTCAGCGGCGGGAACGTCGTTCCGTTCGCGCTGGGCGGCGTCGTCAACGGCCCGACCATGTTCCCGATGAACGGCGGTCGCACAGGCCTGATGGGCGAGGCTGGGCCTGAAGCGGTGATGCCGCTGACCCGTGACAGTCAGGGACGGCTCGGCGTCAGGGCTGCGAACAGCAACGCTCCCGCAATCGTTGAAATTCACGTCGTTCGCGGGGAACTGTTCGAGCAGGTTGTCGGCCAGATCAGCGGGAACGTCGCGGTCAAGGTCGTGCAGGCGGCGGCTCCCGAAATCGCTCAGGGGGCAGCTCAGGGCATCCTCAAGACCGCCTCGCGGCCTAAGCTGATGGGGCGCGGCTGATGGCGACGCTGAACTGGCCGGGTTTCGGCATCACCACGGCATCGTGGACGCTCGACCAGCCCTCACAGGGCAATCAGTCGCCCTACAGCGGCGTGCGGCAGATCGTGTCCAACCCGTGGCACGGCAAATGGCGCGCCCACGTTCAACTAGCCACTCAACAGGGCGACGCGGCGTTCAGGGCGGCGCGCGGCTTTTTCACGTCGCTCAAGGGCCAGATCAACACCTTCCACCTGCCCGCCGTCGAGTCCGCGCAGAACGCGAACACGGGCGTCACGCTCGCATCGGGTGCCGCTCAGGGCGCAGTCAGTATGTCCCTCACCGGCGTCACCACGGCGCTCGTCGCCGGGAATATGGTGACGATTGCTGGGCAGCTCCTTTCGATCACGAGCGTGGGAACGCTTTCCGGGTCGGCGCAGACGATCAACTTCATGCCCGCCCTTCGCGCCGCCGCCTCGCTCGGGGCGTCCGTCGAGACGGCCAAGCCGTATGCCTTGATGGCGCTGTCCGACAGTGCCTTCACTTGGGACATCGGAAGCTGGCGGCGCTACGGCCTCGCGTTCGATTGCGAAGAAGCGATTGGTGAGACGGACACCGCCGATCCCGCGCTGGACGTATGGAGCGGCGGGACTAGCGGCTCGTCGTCGGGCAGCGGGCCGAGCTTCACCTTTCCGCAGCTTCCGTCCTTCATCTCGCGATCCCTTTTGGCTGCGGTGGTCGGGCCTACAGACAAGCAGGTTGCCTATCTCACGGAGAGCGGCCGCGAGGGCGAGTTCGTGTTCAGCAGCACGAACATCAGCGCCAACGTAAGCGGCGGCGTCGCATATGGCGATACCGCACAAGCCATCTACGTTCTGCCGGCAGCCGACACCACGGGCGCGTCAGGAGTGTGGGTCCGCAAGGTTCCAGGGCCCCTGAACGTCAAGTGGTTCGGGGCCAAGGGCGATAGCAATATCAGCGGATCGACCGGCACCGACGACACGGCGGCGACTCAGGCGGCGATCAACTATATCGACGGCCTCGGCGGCGGGACGCTTTATTTCCCCGAGGGCTACTATAAGACCACCACCTACCTGACCTTGTGCAAGAAGCTTAAGCTCTTGGGGGCGGGGCGCAAGGCGTCGATGATCGTGACATCTGCGGCAGGCGGTGGCGGCGGGTCAACCGACCTCGACGTTCGCAACGGCTCTGCTTTCTACAGCAATTGGCCATCCAACAGCTCGACCGCGACGGACATCATTCTCGAAGATATCGGGATCAAGAACACCAACGGTGCCAATGTCGGGGCCGCATTTTATGACAATGGCGGGGCGTTCAATTATCTCACCCGCTGCCTGTTCCAAGGCTTCAAATATGGCGTGATCTTCGATCAGACGGAATGCAGCCACATCGACGAATGCGATTTTGAAACGCAGTCTTTCTCGGGGATATGGCTGGTTGGCGGCAATCAGCTGAAGGTCGGGAACATCGCTGGTTTCACCAACCAGCACAGTATCTCCCGATGCCAGTTCAACGAAGGTGCGAGCGCTTATGGGATCGTCGATTACGGCGGCACGACGCTGGCGGTCAAGGACAACAACTTCAACGGCTGCCTCGTCTGCGCGTATTTCGCCGGCAGGACAACGCTGACCGTTGAGGGAGGCGAATACGAGACCGCTGGAATCCCGATCAAGCTAGCCTCCGCAACTACGGACGGGGGCACGTCCCTTAGCACATGCGCCGGGGTTTCGATTAAGGGCGGCATTTACAGTGCCGGGGCGGGAAACCCGGTTGTCTCGACTGCGGGAAGCCTTGAATTTGGAGGCGGTGCCTGCGTGTCAACTAGTGTTGCGGCCATTCAAGGAGCCGCCGCGGCATTCGACCTCGCGCTAGGCAATATTGTTCAGAGCAGCAGCGGACAGATTTCCGACAATTGGGGAACGCTAACCGATCTTCCCTTCAGGCTGATGAGCAATTCGCCAGCGGGGCTTGGATTCACAAACGCCCACAGGCGGGGCGAGGTCGTATGGAACAATGCGGCGGCAGCTGGCGCGACCCTAGGCTGGCGCTGTAATGTTACCGGCAATCCCGGAACATGGGAATCGATTCCGTTCCCTGCCGGCTCTGCTTCTCCGTCATTTACCGGCGTCGCCACATTCACGACCAGCGGCTCGGATGAGGTCAAGATCGGTGATGCAACCGCCGGCTTCGCGCACCTCAGGAGCGGAGCAAATGGCGAGCCGGAAATCCACATAAGGCCCAACGCAGGTTTCAAGGGCGTTATCAGCTTTACCGAAAATGCCGTCGCGGATCGCTGGTCGTTCGGGATCAAGCCGTCTGACGGGAACCTGTATATTTCGCAGGGCGATTCCATCCTCGGAAACGTCAAATTCACATTCGGCACTTCTGCTCTCAATCTTGCAACGGGCGTCGCGCTCCAGAACAATGGAACGACCGTCATTGACGGCTCGGGTAACGTCACAGGGCCGGTGGCCTCAGCGGGCGCAGTAAAGTCCAGCTCGTCCACTGCGGGGATCGGCTATGCAACGGGCGCTGGGGGGGCCGTCACCCAGCTAACGTCGAAAACGACGGCCATCACGCACAACAAGGTCTGCGGCCAGTTCACGACGGTGAACAGCGCCCTCGCCGCTGGCGCGACCGCAAGCTTCCAGGTCAACAATTCGAATATCGTCGCGACCGACACGATCAACCTCAACCTCCAAAGCGGCCAGGCGACGATGGGGACCTATCGCTATTGGATCGAGAAGGTCGCAGCCGGATCATTCACCGTCACGGTCGAGAATCGCAGCGCCGGGTCGCTGTCAGAGGCGCTCGTGTTCAACTTCGCGTCTTTGAAGGCCGTCAACGCCTAATGCCGAATGCGCATCATCTCCACCGCCCCCTGCACGGCATCCAGCATCGTCACCCCGTTGGCGCGATATTCCGGGCCGTGCCGCGATCCGAGGGGTCCGCAGCGCTGGAGCTTCGCGCACCAGCCCCCTTCGACGGGTGCAAGGTCGACGCCGAAGCCCGGAGGGGCCGCAGCAAGCGCCTCGCGCGCGTCGCTCACCGGATCGACAGCCAAAGCAACACTAGGCCGAACGCGGAGAGGCAGAACCCGCCGAGCAAGATCATCAGCCCGTTGATCTTCGGAACGCCCCTGGCGCTGAGGGTGTCGACCGACTGGATGAAGAACCCAATCCCGAGTGCGAGCACCAAGCCGCCGATGATGAACTCGAAGTGGCCGAGGATTCTGGCGAGCATCGCGCGGGCCATAATGGAAGCGGAGGGCAGTGTCATGCCTAAAGGGCAAACCATCGAGGCACTGGCGTAATGCCGACGCTCGACTCAACCGCAGCAACAGCCGTAGCGGGCGACTTCGCGCCAGCTTGGTTCGTGTGGATCGATATTGTCGGCGATCCCATTCGCGTCACCACGTTCGGCGCGAACGTCACCTTTTCCTCAACCGGAGACACTGACCTCGACGGCAACACGTTCACCGCGTTCGCGGGGCAGTTTCTCGATGTCGGCGACGTAGCGAACAGCGACAGCGGCTCCGATACCCTGACCCTGTCCCTCTCGGGCATCGTCACGCTCGACACGGCGCTCCTGACCGCAATCGGCAACCCAGCGAACTGGCAGGGCCGCACATGCCGCATTTGGTTTCAGATTTACGATGCCGCCGGAGCGACCGTGAAAGGCGGCGTGGTCGCCCACTATACCGGCTATCTCAGCTCCGTTTCGATCATTCCCGGCCAGAAGAGCCAGATGATCCAGGCGACCGTCGAGAATTACCTCGCGGCCTTCAACCAGGCCTCGAACCGCAGCTACCTTCGCCAGTCTGATTATGACGCGGCGGACACGTCTGCTGCTGCCACTATCGCGGCCTCGAACGGCTCAATGCGCGGCGGAATCGGCGTCCAGGCCGGGAGCACCGGAGGCGGTGGCGTCATCGCTGATGGCGATAGCGCCGGCGACCGCACCTACAAGGCACTCAACTGATGCAGCGGCATCCCCAATGGGAAGCGCGGCTGCAAAAGGCCCTAAGCGCGATGAACGGCAAGCCCTACGCTTGGGGCGAGCACGATTGCCTGATGCTCTGCGCTCAAGTCGCAAAGGCCGTCACCGGCAAGGATCACGCTCGCGGCCACAGGGGCAAATATCAAAGCCACGCCAGCGCCTATTCCTATCTCAAGCGGACGTTCGACGTGGAGAGCGCCGAGGCCCTGCTCGACAAGCTATTTGCCCGAAAGAAAGTGGGCTTCGCGGGCGTTGGCGATCTTGTGCTGTGCCGCGTGGACGCTCTCGCGGGAGCGGGCGGCGAACCCACTCCCGGCGACGTTCCGGGCGTTGTCGTTGGCCCAGGCGACGTTGCGATGGTTGCTGGCGAAAGTGGGCTTGAGCGCGTGCCTCGCGGCGACCGCTGGTTGAAGGCGTGGGCGGTCGGAGATCACCATAGCGGGGAGGTGGCGGATGAGTAAGACGCTCCTCGCCGTCGCCTTCATCGTCGCCGCCGTGGCCGTGCCGGAGATTCTCCCGGGACTGCTCGGCGTCGCTGCGGGATCGCTTGCCGCGATTGCCGCCACGGCAGCCGTTGAGGTTGGCCTGTCGCTCGCTGCAAATGCTCTGATCGGCCCGACGACGCCGAAGGGCCTTGGCGCGCAGACGAACAACCAAGTTAGCCGCCTGTTCACCACCTTTGACACGACCGCGCCGCGCAAGATCGTGTTTGGCATCACTGCGTCGGCGCAGGACATGCGGTATCAAACCTACACCGGCACAAACCAGCGATATTACGAAACAATCGTCGCTCACGCATCGCACAAGTGCCATTCCATCGACGAGGATTGGTTCGATAACGAAAAATCCTGGACATCTGCGGGCGGCGTGCAGGGGCGCTTTTCCGGTTTTCTGACGGTCGATAAGCGCGAAGAGGGAACGTCCTCGAATGGCATCGCAATCGACAGCGTGTGGACGAGCGCCTGCACGCTAACCGGATGCGCCTATAGCCATTTCAAATACGATCTGCTCGGCACGGCCACGGACGGCTCAAACAACAGCCCATTTGCCTCCGGCGTAACGTCTCGCGTGACAACGCGTATTCACGGGGCACTCTGCTATGACCCGCGCCTCGACAGCACGGTTGCAGGCGGCTCCGGCTCGCAACGTGCGACAGATCAAACGACATGGGTGTGGGACGACAACGCGTGTCGCAACCCGGCCTTGCAGCTTCTCTGGTATCTGCTCGGGTGGAAGATCAACAGCAAGCTCGCGGTCGGGCGGGGCATTCCGTCATCCCGCATCGATCTTGCCAGCTTTGCCGTCGCCGCCAACGCCTGCGACGCCTCGATTGCGCTGAACGGCGGTGGAACCGAACCCCGTTACCGCTCGGACGGCGTTATCACCGAGAGCGACGATCCGCAGAGCGTGATCGAGGGCCTGTGCTCGACCATGAACGCGGTCCTCCGGGATGCTGGGGGCAAGCTCTCGCTCACCGTCCTCACGAACGACCTTGCATCGCCCGTCGCGAGCTTCACCGAGGCTGACGTTCTCGGGGGCGAGCAATGGGATCAGACGCCGGCACTTAGCGACACCTTCAACATCTGCCGAGGCCGCCGCGTCGATCCGTCCGACAATGCGCTCTATCAGCTTGTGGACGTTCCCGAGGCGTCGTTGACCTCGAATGACGGCATCGATCGCATCGACACAATGGACATGCCGTTTGTGTCGTCGAACGGACAGGCGCAGCGGCTTTTGAAGCAGCGGCTCCAGCGCAAGCAATACCAGGGCAAATACTCGCTCACCGGCAAGGCGCGGTGGTGGCAGACGAGCCTCGGCAACATCGTCCAGATGAGCCACGCGGGCCTCGGGTGGTCGAACAAGCTGTTCCGCGTCGCGGCGCAGTCGATCTCCCGCGACGGCACCGCGAAGATGACGCTGATCGAGGAAAACGCCGCGATCTATGCGTGGGCCAACAACGAAGCCGCCGCCGTCACGCCCGGAACCCCGACGGTCTATGATCCGAGCCATTCGCCCCTGCTTTCGGGAGTGAACTCGGCGACCTTCAGCAGTGTCGTCATCGACCCGTTCGCCGATCTCGTTATCCACGCCAGCTCGACCGGAACCATCAAAACCGGCGAACTGCCCGCGACGCTCAATCTCACGGCCAGCGTCGGGGTGAGGGACCTCACCACGCTCGGGGCGTGGAGCAGGGCCGTAACTTCCGGCGTCACCTGCACGATCGGAGCGGCCACGGGCGCTCTCACCGTAACCGCCATGACGGTCTCGGAAGCGTATATTCCCGTGCAGTTCGTCTATGGCGGAATGACCAGGAACGCCTCTGTCCACGTTATCGTGCAGAGCGACCCGCCGAGCAGCCCGACATCGGGAAGCAGCGGCAGCGGCGGCTCCGCAAGCTCCACGACCACGCTCGGCGACACGACCGGATCGGCTTACGACACGGCCAACGCCGTCAGCCCGACCATCACCTGCGCTGCCGGTTCCGGTGGAACGGTGGCCTGCTCCGCACCAATCCAATACAAAGCGTCCAACGGCACCAGCTCGCCTATCGTTCATGGTAAATGGCAGTGGCGCGTCGTCGGTGGCACGTTCGCGGACATCGCCGCCGAGGTTGCGGACACCTCCGAACCTGGAAACACTGTCGTCAACGAGAGCACGGGCGCGACCCGATACATTTCCGGCGCGCTGACGGTCAGCCAATCGAAAACGGGCCTGACCGCCGGCACCAATTACGAGTTCCGGTTCCTGTGGCGGGATGACGGAACGGCGCGCTGCTACATGAGCGCCGGCACGCTCACGGCGACGGGCAGCTAGAGCGTGTTCCTCATCCGCAATCCTGACGGCTCGGCAATGCTGGTCGAAAGCCTCGCCGGACACGCCGGCTGCACCGTGCTCGACGCGAACGCGCAGGCGATGACGCTTGCCGACGCGAAGCAGATGAAGTGCGAGGCGGTAGAGACATATCTGGCCTCGCAAATCCTTCGCGGGTTCACCCCGACCACGGGGCCTCTCGCCGGCCACACGCTCCAGACGCGCGACAATACCGACCGAACGAACTGGTTGACCAGTCAGGCGGCGTATTCCGCGCAGGTCGCGGCGGGCAATGGGGCCGTCCTCGGGGCCAAGTTTCGCACGGCTGAGAACGACACGGTTGCCTGTAGTTTCAGCGACGGCCTCAATGCGCTTCTCATGATGGCCGCCTGGGGCGCGGCCCTGTTCGGCAAGAGCTGGACCGTCAAAGATAGGATTAACGCGCTAACCACAGTCGCCGACGTGCTCGCTTATGATGTTGCCTCTGGGTGGGAGGCAGCATGAAATCGCGCCTCAAAGCGTGGGCTTGGCAAATGTTCGTGTGCCTCGATCAGCTCGGCGGCTGTTGGCTGCGGGGCTGGTATTTCGTGTGGGTTGGCGGCGACTGCCCAAGCGCGCGCGAGACGATCAGCTCGTTCGTCGGACGCAACGCCATCAAGGGCAAAACATGGGCGCTGGTCGCCGAGCATTTCATCGATGGAATCTTGGGCGCGGGGCACTGCCGACGCAGCATCGAAGCGCCATGAGCGACCAACACCGCCTTCTCGATTCTCTGGCCGTCATTTTCGCAGGAGTAGCTGGCATCGCGTTCTGGCAGCATGTGGCGTTAGCTGTCACGATCATGGCGGGCCTCGGCTCGCTCTCGCTTATCGCGCTGCGCTGGCACGATCGCATCAGATATGGGCGACCGTCGCACGGCTACGTCGATGAGTAGCTTCCTCCTCGCCAACCCGCGCCGCGAGAGCCTGGAGCGCATCATGCGCCCCGTCGTCAAACAGTGGGACGCAACCACGAAAGAGCCGGTGCCACAGCATTTGCTCGACCTGCTGGCGAGGCTGAAATGAGCATGCTTCCCATCCGGTTTCTGACCATCCACTGCGCGGCAACGCCAGAAGGTCGGAACGTCTCTGCCGAGCAGGTTGAACAGTGGGACGTGGCGCGGTTCAACCAGCCCTCGTATCACTGGATCATCGAGCTGGACGGCCACGCCCATCGCTCGCTTCAGGATGACGTTCTAGGCGCTCACGTCGCGCACCAGAACAGCCACAACATCGGCGTCTGCTACGTCGGCGGTTGCGACCTTCACATGCAGCCGAAGGATACCCGCACACCCCTTCAGAGGCAAGCGATGCTCGCCCTCGTGAAGCAGTATCGCGACAAATATGCCGGCATAGTCATTCGCGGACATCGCGACTGGCCGGACGTGAAGAAAGCCTGCCCGAGTTTCGACGTTCACGCGTGGCTCGTGGCCGAAGGACTTGCCTAGTGTGGGCCGCTTCTTCCTCCGCCGCTGGTTCATTCAGTCGCTCAAAGACCTCGAAGCGGGCGATGCCGTCCGCGTCGTTGGCTATCGCGGCGTCGCATTCATCGAGTCCGTCAACGGCGACCATGCGCTCGTCGTCTGGGCCAAGGACCGCCGCGCCATCCTGCCGCTCGTCTCACTTCGCCGCGTCAAGCCCTGTGGCGGCGGCCTCGACAGGAGGGGGTGAATGATGCGCGCCACCCTCACCTACATTCGCCGCCGTCTCGACGAGCGCAGCACATGGTTGCTGATCGGCGCGTCCGTAACCGCTGCCGCCGCCCTCGATTGGCCGTGGAACCTCATCTCGTTTGTCGTCGGTGTGATCGGTGCGCTTGTTCCCGATAGCGCCGTGGGGGGTGGAAATGCGTCTTAGTGTGCTGGCCCTCACCCTCGCCGCCGCGACACCCCTGCAAAGCCCTATGGCGACCGAGCCGACGCCGTTCCTCGTGGACATGAACATCATCCCGAAGGTGACGTGCGGCAACTACATGGGAACGGGCGTCTATGTCGGAAACGGAGAGGTTGCGACCGCTCGCCACGTCGTCTCTGCATCCAGCGCGCCTTGCACGGTGGACGGCAGCGCCTCAACGCTCGCTGGCGGGACTGCGGGCAAGGACTTCGTTCTCCTCCGGGTAAAGAACGCTCCCGAACTTCGCGCGCTGATTAGCTGCGCCGGGTTCATCGAGGGGCATCACTACCTTGCCGTGGGCTACGCTCTGGACGCCCCGCGCCCGGTCGAGCAGCGGCTTGTCGGCTCCTTTGCGTCGAGTGGCGAAGAGGGGTTCAAGGGCCTCATTATCTTTCGCGGCTCAGTCACCCAGGGGATGAGCGGTGGTCCTATCTTCGACGAGGACGACGGAACGCTCGTCGGGATCATCAACGCCAATTCGATCATGGGGATTACGCAAGTGCTCGGCTTTCCGCTGAGCGCGTCCCCTCTGTGCAAAGGCAGGGTCGCGTGACGGCGCGGCTTCTCGGCGGCGCGGCGTTTCTCTGCCTCGTCGCGCTGTTCATCGCGTGGATGCTTACGCGCAACGCCGGGAGCACGTCGTAATGCCTGACCTCAACATCCGTGACTATCTCGCCATCGGTAAGCTGATTGCCCTCCTCGGAGCGATCGGACTGCTCTGCTGGCAGTCGTCGCAAATCCACAAGTGGCACACGCAGAACGACAAGTGCGTGGCAGCGCGTCAGGCGGATCAGGCGGCATTCGCCCAGACCGTCGCCAACTACCGCGCCGCCGCCGCACAGGCCGAGGCAGAGGACAAGGCCAACGCCGCCCGCGTCAAAGCACAGCAA